CTATCCACTTTTCAACAACTCTGTACATTTTAAATCCGTTGACATCACAATATTTTTTTAACTTATTATGATGTTCTTCCCCTATTTTAAGGTTTTTACTGTTTTTATTCCCCATAAAGATAAATATAGATAAAAAAGGATCCTTAAATATACCCAAATAGAAAACTGTCGGTCTCTTTACTAAAATTCAGGATATTTATAATAAACAATAAAATTTTTAACTAAAAGTAATCAATGGCAAATTCAAACAGAGTATTCGTTTCTCCAGGTGTTTATACATCGGAGAAAGATTTAACGTTCGTAGCTCAAAGTGTGGGGGTAACTACATTGGGATTAGCGGGAGAGACCATACAAGGTCCAGCGTTCGAACCAATACTAATAAGAAATTTTGACGAATTCAAAACATATTTCGGACCAACTTCTCCGACTAAATATTCGGATGGAAATCCAAAATATGAGTTAGGGTATGTTGCGAAGTCGTATTTACAAGAATCAAATCAACTTTTCGTAACGAGAGTATTAGGATTAACAGGGTACAAACCAGGTCAATCTGTATCGATAAAAACATTAGGGGGTATAACAGTAGATACTGATGACTTAACTAATAGTACATCTGAAACACTTACAGGAGCAACTAACATCATTCAAACATCTTCATTTATTTCAGATCTTACTGGTAAGACAGCAACTGACGGTTCAACAGTACAGGAGTTTATTGAAAGTATTACGGTTTCTACTGGTTCCACTAAGTGGTTCACTATTGGACATGTTGAATCTTCGGACACTGCAGGATTATTAACTGCGGATCAAGTTACGGGTCCTATTGGAAGTAACTCAACCACTAATTGGTATAACGTATTCTTTAAAGAAAGTTTAGGTGTTATCGATGGTGTTTATGGGTATCTTTTTCTCTATGACATAGTAAGTGATGGATGGAAAATTACACAGTATGAATATGCTGCGGTTGAAAACGAATATGGTGGTCAAGTAGTGGCATGTTTAAGATCAAGAGGTTCATATGCTGGACAGACACTTAATTTAGAAGTTACTACATCTGCAAACATATTGGCGTCAGGTTCAGAAATTTCAAGTAACCCATTAGGTGAGTTCACGTTAGATGTGACAGGTTTAACGAGTGGTGCAAAAACATTTACATTGAGTTTAGATCAATCATCTAAGAAATATGTGACTAAAGTTTTAGGTACTACGGTATTTGGAAAAGATAAAAAAGACATTCCTGTTTATGTACATGAGGTTTATTCTAAAACATTAAAAACTCTAAATGAAAAAGGGTTAGTAAGAGGTTTAAAGATATCACCATTAACATACACAACAGAAGGTAATAGTTTTGTGGGTCAGTGGGAAACACCGGCATCACCAGTTGTTGTATCTGAAGTACGAGGTGGAACAGTTAATGATTTATTTAACTTCATTAGTATTTCTGATGGTAACGCGGCTAACACACAAGTTAAAATTACATTCCAAAACATTGACCTTGAAACAGGGGACTTTGATATTGTAATTAGAGACTTCAACGATAAAGACGATAATTTAAATGTACTTGAGAAATTCACAAGATGTACTATGAATCCTGAATTACCAGGTTATGTAGCGAGAAAAATTGGAACTTCAGATGGTGAATATGAATTGAGGTCTAAATTCGTAATGTTAAACTTATCGGTAAACCCACCTGTAGATGCAGTACCAGCGGGATTCAAGGGATATACTTCTCATTCTCAAGGTAATACAATTCAAGGTAGTATACTTTATAAAACAGATTACAATGTAGCGGGTACCGTAACAGGTTATACCGCTAACGGTGAGAGTAAAATCTCGAACGGAGATAAAATAAGAAAAGTTTCTCTTGGTATATCGTCACAGATTGGTTTCGATAGTGATATCTTAGAATATAAAGGTAACGCAACCTCTAAAGTAACTTACGGTTTTCACTTATCAACAAACGCATCGACCATTACGGGAGATACTACGTACAAAACTACATCATATGATTTAGAAGGTACTAATAAAGGTTTATTGGAAACTAAACAATATAGAAAATTCACATTAGCAATGGGTGGTGGATTTGATGGTTGGGATATCTACAGAGGTACGAGAACTAATAGTGATGGTTACATCTACGGTAAAAATACATATGTAAGTGGTGACACGAACAATAGTGGTGTATTCAGTACTGATATTGGAAATTCTGATTACTACGCTTACTTACAAGCAATTGAAACATTCTCTAATCCTGAGTCGGTTGATATTAACATATTTGCAACACCAGGTATTGACTTTTTGAACCACAGTTCATTGGTTAACAACACAATAGAGATGATTGAAGGTGATAGAGCGGATTCACTTTATATTATGAACCCACCTAACACAGATACGGTTGATGAAATTATTGATCAATTGGACACTGTAGAAATGGACACTAACTATTCAGCCACTTACTGGCCTTGGATTCAAGTACGTGACACTGATAATGCAACACAGATATACTTACCACCAACAGGTGAGGTTCTAAAGAATATTGCACTAACAGATAATGTATCTTACCCATGGTTCGCAGTAGCGGGTTACTCAAGAGGTTTAGTAAACGCGATTAAAGCGAAGAAAAAACTTACTTTAGAGAATAGAGATGACTTATATAAAGCAAGAATTAATCCAATTGCAACATTCTCAGACACAGGTACTATTATTTGGGGTAACAAAACTCTACAGGTTAGAGAATCCGCACTTGATAGAATCAACGTAAGAAGATTATTGTTAAGAGCAAGAAAATTAATTTCAGCAGTTGCGGTTAGATTGTTATTTGAACAAAATGACGAACAAGTAAGAAATGAGTTCTTAAGATTGGTTAATCCTATTTTGGAGTCGATTAAAAAAGAAAGAGGACTTTATGAATTCCGTGTGGTTGTATCAAATGATCCAGAAGATATTGATGCTAACACACTTAGAGGTAAGATTTATATCAAACCAACAAGAGCACTTGAATTTATAGATGTTGAATTCTTAATAACTCCAACAGGAGCATCATTTGAGAATATATAATAAAAAAAAAGAAGGGGAGATACGTTGTAGTATTTCCCCCTCTAAGTAAAAATTGAGATGACACCCAGTATAATGCCAGTGTAATGCAAGTAATAATTGATATTTAAATAATAATTATATATATTATATAATTAACTTATAAATCTTTTAAAGTTTGCTACCAGTATTACTGGGTAAATAAAAAATACGTAATAAAATTGACAAAGTCAACTTAATTGATAATAAATTTTAAAATATTTCACTAACAGAGATATTTATAATAAAGAATAACTAAAAGAAAACAAATATAAAGACATGGCAGATTTATTAATGAAAATGCCGGTTCCCTACGAACCGAAAAGAGTTAACCGATTTATCGTTAGATTTCCATCATCATTGGGAATCAATGAATGGTATGTAACGTCGGCGGCAAGACCGAGTGCTAAAATAAACTCGGTGGAAATACCATTTTTAAATACCTCAACTTATGTTGCTGGTAGATTTACGTGGGATACCCTAAGAGTTAAATTTAAAGATCCAATCGGACCATCAGCGTCACAAGCGTTAATGGAATGGTTTAGATTACACGCAGAATCTGTAACAGGTAGAATGGGTTACGCTGCAGGGTATAAAAAAGATATTGAATTAGAAATGTTAGACCCAACTGGTGTTGTGGTTGAGAAGTGGATTCTTCAAGGTACGTTCATGCAAGATTTGAACTTTGGTGAATTAGATTACAACAATGATGCACTTGCAACAATTGATTGTACATTGAGAATGGATAGATGTATCCAAGTTTACTAATAAAATAATCTGTCAAATATATTAAGGGGACCAACTATGGTCCCTTTTTTTTTGTTTAAACTTTACTTTAGTGTATTTATTCGTTACTATTAAATAATATGGAAGATAAACGTGAATATGTCATAGACCCAAACATCAGTTATGATGTTGTTGAGTTACCGAGTCGGGGTATTATGTACCCTAATCGAACAAAATCCGTCAAAGTTGCTTATTTAACTGCGGCAGATGAAAATATCCTGTCTTCACCAAACTTAATTGCAAGTGGAGAGGTAATTAATGAACTACTTAAAAGAAAAGTTCTTACTAAAGAAGTTGCAATTGGAGATATGGTTGAAGAAGATAGACAAGCAATTCTTATCTTTCTACGTAATACCGCATTCGGACCTGAGATTGGAATGAGATTAATCGATCCAAAAACAGAAGAAGAATTTGAAACGGTAATTGATTTATCAGAACTAACATACAAAGAATTCAACTTAGTTGAAGATGAGAACGGACAATACCCATATTTCTTAGAAAAAAGTAAGGTTGATGTTACATTTAATTTCTTAACACCTAATGATGAGAAAGAATTAAATGAAATCACCAATAGTTGGAATGGTCTTGGTACCGCACCAATCGTCACAAAGAGATTAGAGAAGATGATTAAATCGGTAAAAGGAAATAAAGACCCTATGAATATTAGGAATTTTATTGAAACAATGCCAATTGCAGATTCACAACAATTTAGACGATACGTAAGAGATAATAAACCTGGGGTGGATTTGTCCCGAACAATTTACGCCCCATCAGGAGAAGAAGTTACGTTCAACGTAAACTTCGGGGTGGAGTTTTTTCGTCCTTTCTACGGATTATAGGAGTAATAGGCTTACGGAGATCACATTCTTAGTTCAAAACGGTTTTACACACGCAGATATTCTTGATATGCCGGTTTTTGAACGAAAGTACTACATTGAAAAAATCTTAGAGCTCAAAAACCCACAGTCTTAATATTTATCAATATGGGTTACGATAAGGGTAAAGTAAAAAGACAAACGGATGAATGGATAGGAAATAATCCAAACCACACACCTGAACAGTTGAAGAATGCAATTCTTGGTTTCTCAGCTGCTGCGGCGACTTCAGCTGATAAAACTACCAATGATACTGATGATGGTATGATTGCTAAAGCAATCAAAGCATCTGCGGATACTGACCAATACGCATCTGTTAATAGTAACACATCAATCGAGAAATTTGCTGAGTTATATACTAAAGCAAAAAGTGAAGGGGGTAACCCCATAGAAAAGTTCTTTTCGGGACTACAAGGTGTGGCCGGTAATCAAACTGAAACATACGCCAAAGAACAAGTATATATGTTACGTCAGATGAACGCAGAAATGGGTTTGACTGGTGATTTTTCAAGAGATTTTAGGGATTCATTAAATGAGACAATTCCAGCATTACAAGGAATGGGTCTTGGTGTTTCTGATATTGTTGAACATACGAAAGAGATGGTTGATAATTCAGGTAAGTTTGCATTCATATCAACCGAATCGCAGATTAAGGCGGCTCAAATAGCAACTGCGTTTGGAATGACAATGAAAGAACTTGCGGGTTCTTACAAATCATTTGAAGATGTTGGTATTGGTGCTGTTGGTGCGGCTGAAGCAATTGGGGATGCGGGAAAAGAATCCTTGGAACTTGGGTTACAATCACAAAAAACAATTAAAGGTTTACAAGATAACGTAGATAAACTAAATCAATTCGGTTTCCAAAAAGGAATTCGAGGTTTAGAGGAAATGGTTAGAAAATCAACAGAATTTAGAATGAGTGTTGATAGTGT